ATGGGAGATGTAAGCCACGATGAAAAAGAAGTTGAAGGGTTCGGCAATCTCCTCTGCCAGTGGTACAGAACAAAAACATAATGACAGTGAGTGGACAGCAGCAAGGTTCAGAAGCTTTGTTGTCTCTGCTCTGAGGACAGCAACACGTAGATGGCCTCCTAAGCTTAAGGCTTTGAAGGCTGCTTACATTGGCAGGAAGGTTAACCAAAAGACAAACAAGATGGCAATGCACTATGCCTGTGCTAGTTGCTCAAGCCACTTCGTTGCCAAGGATGTACAGGTTGACCACATCTTTCCTGTTGTTGAACCAAGTGTGGGCTTTGTTGATTGGGATACATACATCAACAGGCTGTTCTGTGAGAAAGAAAACTTACAGGTGTTATGCAAGCCATGTCATTCAGACAAGACAGCGTTAGAGAAAACTGAAAGGAAAGATTATGGGAAGGCCAAAGAAAGTGCAGCCACTAGAGCCAAGCGATGAGCAGTGGTATCTATACCTTGTTAGCTACTGGGTTCCATTTCCTAGTAGTGAATATGGTGGCTTACAATGCGTCTTAGCACGTAGCAAAGAAGAAGCTAAGGAAGCAATTAAGGAAGCAGCAGGAGACTTTATGGTTGGGTCTTTTAAAGATGCTGATGAACGCATAGAGATGCGTATCAACAAGGCAGAAGTATTTCCTGTTATTGGTAGTTATGATGAACCTCACATTGTTAGGAGTATGGAAACATGAAGATTGAAATTATGGCTTTCAACGAGAACGAAGATGGCTCAGCCGATTGTTCTTTTGAGACAGATAAAGAAGGTAAAGAAGCCCTCTTTCGTTATGGCTTGTTGGCCTTATTGAAAGAAGCAATAGCAATAGGTGCTGCCCTCAAGCCGCCAGAAGGAGAAGATGATGGACAATAATAAGACACGCTACATTTTTCATGTAGAGACAAAAGGATATGAAGATGAGTTTGAACATCGTTCATACCCCGACATCATCCTGACAGAGTATGCCAGCTTCAATGGTGGTGAACGATGGCCTGATGTGGTTCGTGCGTTCACTCGCTTCTTAAGCACTACCTATGGTTATGATGTTGAGGCAGAGTTCAATAAGATTTATGTAGACCCATTAATCAAATGGGAAGAAGAACAGACAGAGAAAACAGAACCAAAGAAGAAGAAAGCGAAGAAAGACTAATGCGACATTTAGTTATTCCTGACACACAATGCAAACCCGGAGTTTCTCTTGATCATCTGGAATGGGTTGGCAAGTATGCAGCAGACAAGAAACCAGATGTCATCATCCATCTTGGCGATCATTGGGATATGCCAAGCCTTTCAATTTACGATGTAGGGAAGAAAAGCTTTGAAGGTAGAACGTATCAAGCAGATATTGAATCTGGTCACGCTGGAATGGAACTTCTTTTGTCTCCGATTAAAGCTGAGCAACAGCGTCTTAAGAGAAACAAAGAAAAACAATGGAACCCACGCCTTGTATTTCTATTGGGAAACCATGAGGAACGCATTCAAAGAGCTATTGAGAGCGATAGAAAGCTGGACGGACTCATTGGTTATCACGACCTTAAACTTGCTTCTTATGGTTGGGAGTGTTTTGATTTTCTTCAGCCTGTCGTTTTGGATGGCATTGCTTATTGTCATTACTTCACTTCAGGTGTTATGGGAAGGCCTGTTAGTTCGCCTTCGTTAATGCTCTCTAAGAAGCACATGAGCTGTGTCATGGGACACGTACAGGATAGGGGCATTGCCTATGCTCGTAGGGCTGATGGTAAGCGCATGACAGGCTTGTTTGCTGGCATCTGCTACCAACATGATGAGAAGTATCTAACCCCTCAAACCAATGGCTCTTGGGCTGGTGTATGGATGTTCAATGAGGTTGTTGAAGGTAGCTTCGATGAGCTTCCTGTTAGTCTCAACTACTTGCGTGAGACTTACTCATGAGCCTCACGTTGTATGACATTGCTGACTTGCTAAGAAGGGAAGACTGTGTTACAATATTAGAATTGTTGGACATAAGTAGTGATGACCTTGTTGACAGGTTCATGGATGTGATAGAAGATAAAGCTGATAAGATAGAAAAGGAACTTGAATGATAAATTATATGGGAAGTTATGAGCAGTTCATCGCTAAGAGTCGATATGCTCGTTACTTAGATAGTGAGCAACGGCGTGAGAATTGGGATGAGACAGTGGCTCGTTATTTAGACTTCATGTACAAGCACTTAGAGAAAGAGCACAGCTACACCATCTCTGATAAGCTATACAAAGAACTCTATGATGCCATTTACAACATGGAAGTTATGCCTTCTATGCGTAGTGTGATGACTGCTGGTAAGGCATTAGAGCGAGACAACACTGCTGGCTATAACTGTTCCTACCTTCCTGTTGATGACGTTAAGAGTTTCGATGAAGCCATGTACATCTTGTTGTGTGGCACAGGGGTTGGCTTCTCTGTTGAACGTCAGTTTGTGCAGAAGCTTCCTGACATCCCTGAGCAACTGTTCAACAGCGACACCACAATCGTAGTGGCAGATAGCAAAGAAGGTTGGGCTAAGGCTTTACGTCAATGTATTGCCTTGCTCTACTCAGGTGAGATTCCTAAGTTCGATGTGTCTAAGGTTCGTCCTGCTGGCGCTCGTCTGAAGGTGTTTGGTGGACGTGCTAGTGGCCCGGAACCCCTGAAGGAACTCTTTGTCTTTGTCAGTAATATCTTCAAGAACGCTGCTGGTCGTAAGCTCAACAGCCTTGAATGCCATGACATCATGTGTAAGATTGGTGAGGTTGTGGTTGTTGGTGGTGTCAGACGCAGTGCTATGATTAGCTTGTCTAACCTATCAGATGATCGTATGCGTCATGCTAAGAGTGGTGCATGGTGGGAGAAGAATGGACAACGTGCCTTGGCTAACAACAGTGCTTGCTATACAGAGCGTCCTGACATGGGCATCTTCATGCAAGAGTGGACTAGCCTGTACGAGAGTAAGAGTGGTGAACGTGGTGTGTTCAATCGTGAAGCAGCAAAAAACATTGTAAAGAAAAATGGCAGACGAAATCCTGACTTTGACTTCGGAACTAATCCGTGTTCTGAAATTATTCTACGACCATATCAGTTCTGTAACCTTTCCGAAATTGTGGTACGTTCTGATGATACTATAGACAGCTTGAAACGTAAGGCACGTTTAGCTACAATCTTAGGTACATTCCAGAGCACACTAACCCACTTCCCATACCTACGTAAGGTGTGGCAGAAGAACACAGAGGAAGAGCGTCTGTTGGGTGTGTCGATGACAGGCATCATGGACAATGCACGTTTGAACAATCCTAACGATATGGGTGTTGGTATTCTCTTGAGTCAGATTAAGACTGTCTGCATTGCAACAAACCAGCTATTGGCTGAGCAACTTGGTATCCCTCAGTCGGCAGCTATCACCTGTGTTAAGCCTTCAGGTACTGTTAGTCAACTTACTGATAGTGCTTCAGGTATACATGCTCGTCATGCTGCTTACTACTATCGCCGTGTACGTGCAGACATTAAAGACCCTCTGACACAGCACTTGATAGAAGCAGGAGTTGAAGCAGAGCCTTGTGTGATGAAGCCTGATCAGACTATGGTGTTCACCTTCCCCAAGAAAGCACCAGAGGGAGCCTTGTTGCGTGATGGTTTAACAGCCCTTGAGCACCTACGCTTATGGCTTGTCTTCCAGCGTCACTGGTGTGAGCACAAGCCCTCTGTGACCATCTCTGTTAAAGAGCATGAGTGGATGGCAGTTGGTGCTTTTGTTTGGGAGCACTTCGATGAGATGAGTGGTGTGTCTTTCTTGCCCTATGATGGTGGCTCGTATCGACAAGCACCATATGAAGATTGCACTAAATTGCAATACGATGCTTTACTGGCTGTCACTCCTCAAGAGATTGATTGGGACAGCTTAGTTGAGGTAGAAGATAATGTTGAAGGTACACAGATGCTTGCATGTGTGTCTGGTGTTTGTGAAATCTAAGGAGCTATTATGATATTATTACGATTCCGTCATGGCATTGGTTTGTACATTGAGTACAACGAAGACATCGGCCACATCTTAACTGATTGACAGATAGAAGATGTT